TAGAAGAGGGTGACTACGCAGAGAGTAAGGTTCAAGCCCTTGATAGCCTATGGGCCACCCAAGTGGGTGAAAGGGCTAATACTTTAGCCACCATGTTAGAGACTGGAGTTTATCCTAATGAGTAACGGACTTTATAAAAATATAGCAAATAAACGTGCCAGGATTAAAAAGCAGAAGGCTACTGGTGCCAAAAAAGTAGAACGGATGCGTTCACCAGGATCAGCCGGTGCCCCAACTGCCTCTGCCTTTAAAAAATCAGCTTTAACAGCTAAGAAAAGGAAATAGCTATGCCAAAGAAAAAAGGTAAGAAAAAGGGTTACTAATTGGACCTAAACATTGAATTGTTACCCTGGCAACAAAAGGTCTGGGATGATCCTTCCAGGTTTAGGGTAGTTGCTGCTGGCCGTCGAACAGGTAAGTCCCGATTAGCAGCTTATTTGCTATTGGTTCAGGCGTTACAAACGGATAGGGGTGATATTTTCTATGTTGCTCCGACCCAAGGGCAAGCCAGGGACATAATGTGGTCGCTGCTATTGGAGATTGGCTCCCAGGTAATTACTGGCTCCCACGTTAATAATATGCAGATCCAACTGGCTAATGGCACAAAAATCAGCCTAAAAGGGGCTGATAGACCGGAAACCATGCGTGGTAGTTCAATTAAGTTTTTGGTGCTCGATGAATACGCAGATATGAAACCCGAAACTTGGGAACTTGTTTTGAGGCCAGCTCTTACTGACCTAAAGGGTAGTTGCTTATTTATTGGGACTCCTGTGGGGAGGAATCACTTCCACGATTTGTTTATCCAAGCTGGCCGTGAAGATCAGGTGGATTATGAATCTTTTCACTTTACCAGTTACGACAATCCGATTTTGGAAAAAAGTGAAATTGATTCTGCTAAAAAATCCATGTCCAGTTTTGCGTTTAGACAAGAATTCATGGCCAGTTTTGAGGCCAAGGGTTCTGAAATGTTCAAAGAAGAATGGATTGAATTTGATGAAGAAGAACCAGAAGGTGATTATTACATAGCCATAGACCCTGCTGGTTTTAATGAATCCGGTCAGTCTAGGCGTAAAAGTAAAAACCTGGATAGTACGGCTATTGCGGTTGTTAAGGTAAATAGGAATGGCTGGTGGATTAAGACAATTATTTCTGGACGCTGGGAGTTAAAAGAAACGGCTAAAAAGATTTTTGATGCCGTGGAAAAGTACCGGCCAGTTTCTGTCGGCATTGAACGTGGTATTGCCAGGCAAGCCATTATGTCACCCCTAACTGACATGATGAGAAAAACTCACCGGTATTTCCGGTGCGTAGAATTAACACATGGTAACAAGAACAAAACAGATAGGATTATGTGGGCCTTGCAGGGCCGATTTGAAAATGGAGCAATAAAACTTAACGAAGGTGATTGGAACGACAAGTTTCTGGATGAATTATACCAGTTTCCCGATCCGTTAACCCATGATGACACTGTGGATGCCCTGGCCTATATAGATCAATTAGCCCAGGTAGCTTATGCCAGTGATTATGAAGAAGAAGAGCATGAATACGCTGAAATCTTAGTGGGGTACTAAAAATGGATGACAATACAAGTTTGATGTTTGACGCAGAAACAATAGATTCTTGGGTAAATGACAAGGTTTCTACATGGGGAGATCATTGGAAAACCAACTATGAAGAATCATTTGAAGAATATTACCGTCTTTGGCGTGGAATATGGGCCAATGAGGATAAAACTAGGGCCAGTGAACGGTCCAGGTTGATTTCCCCTGCACTCCAACAGGCCGTTGAATCCTCAGTTGCCGAAATTGAGGAAGCTACGTTCGGGAGGGGTGCTTTTTTTACCATCAGGGATGATATTAAGCCACCGGAAGGGGCACCAGCCACAGAAGAAGAGGCAATGGTATTGCAGCAAGCCCAGGCTAAGGTTGCCCAAGATAAGTTAAAAATCAGCTACTTAACCAGTAAACTTAATCAAGATTTTACAAAGGCTAGAATCCGTAAATCTGTTGGTGAAGTGTTGCTCAATAGTGCTATTTACGGCACCGGCATTGCTGAAATCGTCATTGACACGGTGCCTGACTTAAAACCTATGGAAATGCAGAATGCTGAAGGGATGTACGAACAAGGGGTTGCAGAAGGTGAAAAAACCCTAGTAACAATGAGGCCCATCCAGCCCCAGAACTTCAAAATTGATCCTTTAGCTACGTCAATAGAAGACAGCATTGGCGTTGCAATTGAAGAATTTGTTTCCCCTCACTCGATTCAGCTTTTACAAGAAGATGGGGTTTACCGCCAGGTAGAGTTTGGTGCCACCAGTGGGGAAGATTCTATATTAGATGCAGACCCCACGTTGACGGATCAGCCAGATGATAAAGTCCGTTTGACTAAATACTTCGGTCTAGTGCCTAGGCACCTCTTTGACAAATTCAACAATGAAGACGTTGAAGAACTCAGTGAAGTTGAATTAGAAATCAAAAAAGAAATGGATGATGACGGTGAAATACCGGCTGGGCTAGAAGATTTGCAAGATATGATTGAAGGCCCCTATTACATTGAGGCAATGGTCATTCTAGCGAACCGAAACACGGTCCTAAAATGCGTAGAAAATGACTTTTATCTCAAAGATAGGCCGGTCATTGCATTTCCCTGGGATATTGTCCCTGGCAGATTCTGGGGCAGGGGTGTTTGTGAAAAAGGTTATTCAAGCCAGAAGGCTTTAGATACCGAAATCCGCGCCAGAATTGACGGATTGGCCTTAACCAACGCTCCCATGATGGCTGTTGACTCAACAAGACTAATGCGTGGTTCAAAAGCTGAAATCCGACCAGGTAAAATTATTCTTACCAATGGTGACCCAAGAGAAGTCTTACAGCCCTTTAAATTTGGGGAGATAAGTAACAATTCTTTTGTCCAAACAGAAGCATTGCAGAAAATGGTCCAAACTGCCACTGGTGCCATTGATAGTGCTGGCTTTGCTGGCTCAATCAACGGTGAAGCCACTGCTTCAGGTATTTCAATGAGCCTGGGGGCTATTATCAAACGTCACAAAAGAACCCTGGTCAATTTCCAACAGGCGTTTTTGATTCCGTTTGTTAAGAAAGCAGCTTGCAGATATATGCAATTTTCGCCCGAAAAGTATCCTGTCAAAGATTATGACTTTGAAGTGACCAGTTCACTAGGCATTGTTGCCAGGGAGTACGAAGTTACTCAGCTAGTCCAGTTATTGCAGACTATGGGCCAAGATACACCACTTTACCCTCTGCTAGTAAAGGCGATTATCGAAAATATGCAAGTTAGCAACCGTGAAGAACTCATTGCTCTAATTGACCAGGCTGCACAGCCAGATCCCGAAGCCCAAGAAGCAGCTAAAGCTGATTTGGAGGCTAAATTGGCCTTTAGCCTTGCACAAACTAAGGCTATGGCAGGGCAAGGTTCGGAAAGTGAGGCAAGGGCAGCAAAAATTGCTGCTGAAACCAAAGCTATTCCATTGGAACTTGAAAACGAAAGGGTCCGTTCATTGGCTGCATTGGCAAAAGTTGATAATGACCTAGATAGAAATGACAAGTACACCTTGAAAATGGCTGAAACTTTTGTGAAGGAAAAATCAGTTGCAAATGCAGCAGCTAAAAATATTACGAATCAATAATAGTTGTACTAATATTATAATAGTTTTAAGCTATTGGGGGATTGATGGAAGAAACTGCTAAAGAGTTGGAAAAATATCAGCAAGAAATGTTCAAGATGTTTCGGACTGATGGCTGGAAAACTTTAATCAGTGACTTATCGGCAAATGCCGAAAACATTAATTCAGTAGATGCAGCAAGAGACACTAATGATCTTCATTTCAGAAAAGGCCAATTGAATATCATTAACTCAATACTGAATCTGCAATACAGCGTGGAAAACATGGAAATAGAAGATGAAGCGGTTGTTTGATTTTCGGTGTCCCCAGGGGCACACATTTGAAGCCTTCGTTGAAACTGATGTCCGTGATTTGCCTTGCGATATTTGTGAGGCTAAAGCAATGCGTTGTGTGTCATACGGTGGTCCGGTGCTTGATCCGATTTCTGGAGATTATCCTTCAGCAACCAGGAGATGGGCATTAAATCGTCAGATGAAAATTAAAGAAGAAAGACGGCAATCCAAGTCCCACGGACCGTCTTAACCAAGGTAGCCTATTAAGGTCTTGAATGAGGGAGTTATGGCAGCACAGTTACTGAACTCAAAAAGTCAATCTGAAGATGATGGTGCGGTTGAATTGGAACAGGGTTTAAATTCTGAACCAGAACAGCCCAAAGTTGAAAGTGAGTACGCAGCAAAGTCCAGGGAAGAACTGGAAAAAATGATTGCAGACCAGAAAGAATTTATTGGTCGGCAGTCGGCAGAAGTTGGTTCTACCAGAGCCGAAATTGCAGCCCTCAAATCAGCAGATCAATTTATCCAAGGACAATTGGCCAAAAGTCAGCCTGAGCAGCCGAAGGAGGAACTTGATTATTTTTCCGACCCTGCTGGTGCTATCAGCAAAAGTATTGTTGATAACCCAGAACTTAAGAATGTGAAAGCTGAACTGGACAGGTTAAAAATGGCTGAAATAAAACGGTCTTTAGAAGCCAGTCACCCTGATTACTTAAACGTGTTGGGGAGTAAAGATTTTACAGATTGGATTTCTGCGAGTCCCACAAGACGCGCATCATTTAAGATTATGGATCAAAGTTTTGATCTTGAAATTGCAAATGATTTGCTTCAAGGATTTAAAGAATCTAGTCAAACTGAAGTTCAAACTGAACCGGTGAAAACCAGGAAAGAGTCCGTCAAGGCTGCTAGTAGTGGCAATGTTTCGGGTAGCTCAGAAGTTGCTAGGGGAAAGAAAGTAAGGTCAAGCGATCTCCGTGAAATGATGATCAAAGACCCTAAACGATATTCTGAACTAATGCCTGAAATAATGAAGGCTTACCAGGAGGGAAGGGTCATTAACTCTTAACTTTATTTTAAGGATTTAATGCAATGGCTACTTCAACATATCCCGCCCAAGGCGGTGCTAGTAACACAACAACTCTGGCGAATTTTATACCAGAAATTTTTAGTAATGAGGTTCGTGCTGCATACGAATGCCGTATTGTAGTTGCTGGACTTTGCAAACAAATGTCAATGATAGGCAAGAAGGGTGACGTAATCCAAGTTCCTGGCGTGACTAGGGGTTCGGCTTCTTCATTCGCAGAAGGCACAGCAGTAACAATTCAGAATGATACCGCCTCACAAATCAGCATCAACATTGACCAGCATTTTGAATATTCACGTTTAGTAAGTGATCTTGCAGAGATGCAAGCGTTAGATAGTCAACGCTCTTTCTACA